TTATCTTTTGAATTATTTACCTACTGATAATGAAGTAAATGTTCATTCAACACTTCAAATTAGCAGTGAAAATGGGATAGCCAATAGGTATGAGCAAGTATTACACCCGACCCAATCAATAGGAGATGCCGCTACATTACAGTATTCTGGCCCACTTCATAAGTTTTTGAAAGGACAGGGATTGCTTAACTTTTATGTAAAAGATGAGTTTCCTCTTTTGATTGTTGGCCCGAATAAAATGGTTGTTAAAGCCCCCTTTACAGGGGGTAACTGAATGATAATTAGTAGGTGTTTAGATGGAAAACACATATACAAATCTTGGAGAGAGAATAATGAAAAGAAATTCGAATTGGAAAGATTTAGACC